CAAGCTGTCGAAGGTTACTCCCACCTTAAACGGTCGGTCCTCAATCACAGAATTAAAGTCTGTAAAGAGATGCTTTCTGATTTAGATAGAATTAAATCTGCAAGTAAAGCTTCTCGTAACGTTAAGGTTAAAGGTTCGGTTGCAATTGATAAACAGGTATCAAAGATGCAGTATAAGAAAGAGGATGCTGATTACAAAATTGTATCAGTCAATCCTATACAGATACCAAATAAGAATCGATTGTATACCTTTAATTGTAAGTATAAAGTCATTACTGAATATGTTACAGACAGTCCAAATGGATTTATAATTTCAGGTTCAACCATTAAGAACTTTAATAAGGCAACAAGCAGGTCAGTAACTTTACGTAAGCCGCTTGATTTCTTACCATCGTTCTTATCAAGAACTCCAAAACAGATTGATGATCTTTGGAAGCTTTATATAACTACAAAGACATTCGTACCAAACGGTCGTATCAATAAAGATACGGTATTATTAAGGATTTTAGACAAATGAAAATAGAAGAACAATTTTTAACAAAGTCTAAATTTACAAAGCTTATCGAAAAGACCGTAGCAGATCTTAGGATTCCATATATGGATGCAATAATAAAGGTTTGTGAAACTAATGATATTGAAATCGAAGACATTCGAAAGTTCGTATCACCAGTTATAAAAGATAAGCTTGAAGCAGAAGCGATGGATCTAAATTTCTTACCAAAGAAAAATTCTATAGATTCATCGTTATTTAACTAGTATATATACTATTATACTTCAGTCAATATTTCAGCAAATAAGGAGACAATACAATGTCATTCGCTACACTAAAACGCAATCGCGGTTCAAATATCAATAAAATTATCAAAGCAGCAGAAGCCACAAACAGTGGTGAGACTAAGTCATATGTTGATGATAGAATATGGAAACCTACTGTTGATAAAGCAGGTAATGGTTATGCTGTTATCAGGTTCCTCCCTGGTACGGAAGAAAGTATTCCATTTGTAAGATATTGGGATCACGGTTTCAAAGGCCCTACTGGTCAATGGTATATTGAAAACTCATTAACTTCAATCGGCCAACCTGATCCAGTCGGTGAACTTAATTCAAGACTATGGAATACTGGTCTTGATTCAGATAAAGACAAGGCAAGAACTCAAAAGAGAAGGTTACATTATGTAACTAACATCTATGTAGTTAGTGATCCGTCTGCACCTCAAAATGAAGGTAAGGTATTCTTATATAAGTTTGGTAAGAAAATCTTTGATAAGATTTATGATCTTATGAATCCTGCATTCGCCGATGAAACACCGGTTGATCCATTTGATTTCTGGGAAGGTGCCGATTTCAAACTTAAGATTAGAAACGTTGAAGGTTATAGAAACTATGACAAATCTGAATTTGCTTCTGCAGCACCACTATTAAGCGCGGATGAAGCTAAGTTAGAAGAAGTCTATGGTATGTTACATGACTTATCAGAGTTTACTAATCCTAAAAACTATAAGTCTTATGACGATCTTAAAGCAAAGTTAATGAGAGTCTTAGGTGAACAAGCAACTGCTGGTGCCTATACTGTTAAAGAAGAAATTAAAATGAATGATCCGATTCCGGCCATTGAGCCAGTTACTGCCGAAGAAATGAGCAGTGAGGATGAAGATACTTTATCTTATTTCTCTAAACTTGCAAAGCAAGATTAATTATAATAAAAATTGATCTTGTAAATCGTTAATAGGTCCTTGAGAAATGATCGCACTACTGTTATTATAAACATTAGTGCGATTGCTATTATCATATGTAGATGCATTAATTCTAGCACCATTACTACCACCACTTTGCGCTGCACTATCAGATTGTAACATTGGAGTAGGTTTAGGATTTATATTTGTTTTATTTAATATATCTTGAGTTTTATTCATAAGTATACCTAATTCATCTATTTTTAAATTAGGATCTAAAAAACCCTTTTTAAAATCAGCTTCAGGTATTCCATCGAAATATCCACTTCCAACTTTTCCACCATTTGCCATCGCATTTAGTAAATCAAGTTGAAGCTTCATACTACCGATCATATTTTTCACACTTTTTTCAAAACTTCTTAAATTTGTTTTTCCTAGTTTCTGAACATTATCACTGAATTTACCTAAAACGTCTGATAGCTTATCTAAATTTGAAACAGCTTTCATATCCAAATCTTTCAAAGGTAGTATAGAATCAACTATATCTTTCATCATACTTTTACGAGCTGTAGCTTGATCTTCGAAATTAGTTCCAAATATAAAATTTGAAGCTTTTTTGGCAGCGTTTACTATACCATCAGTTAATTGTCCAAGGCCTGTTCCACCAAAGAAAGATGCTAATGATAAACCTAGACCTCCTAAAGCCTTAACTTTAGATCCAATATTATCTGGTAAGCTAGCAAGTTCATTCATTCCTGCTGCAATATTTTTCATAATTTTACTAATGCCACTACCATCAACGCCCATGTAGTCTGCTAGTTTTCCAACACCAGCTAATCCACCTAAAAATGCGCCTAAACCTACACCCACTAAACCTAATCCTACTGCAACAGTGCCACCTATGGCTAATCCGCCTGGAACTGCTCCAAATATAGCACCAGCCGCAAATAATCCTGTCATAGCAGCAAGACCTTGAGCATCAAATGCACTTAATCCTTCAGCTATATTTTTAAGAAGGGAACCAATGTTGCTACCATTAGATCCAATTACGCCTCCTAATGCATCTAATGCAGCTAACGGTGTTAAAAATGCTGCGATACCAGCGCCAATAGCTCCCATTCCAACTGTTGCCTTTGCTGTTTTACCAACTCCAAACAAAGCTCCTAGGGCACCTCCTGCACCCATTAATCCACCAAGTACTATAAAGTTTTCACTAGTGAGAGCGCTAAGTCCTTCACCTAAATTTGTTAAAAATACTTTTAAATTAGCAGCAGTAGATTCCATTGCGCCTATGGCCATATCGCCTCCAGCTAAACCTGTAAAAAATGCAGCTAAACCTACACCTACTGCACCGATACCAATACCAGCTCCTATTCCACTTAATCCTGGAACTGCACCGAAAATTGCTCCAGCTCCCAATAATACACCAAATGCTTTTAAATCTCTATCTTTAAATGCAGCTAATCCGTCTGCAGTATTCGTAAGAAGTTTTTTAACATTTTCTCCACCATTAGGTAAAGCTGCATCAGCCTTTGCTAACATAGTAAAGAACGCTCCTAAACCTGCCGCCGCTGCACCTATTCCAACACCAGCGCCACCAATTAATACTCCTAGCCCGCCTAATAAACCACCACCAAGATTTAAACTATTACCAGATGCAACATTTGTATTTTTAGGGGCAGAAGTTGCTAATTTAGCTTTACTGCCACTAGACTCTCTTCGAGCTTCAAGTGCTTCTCTATTTTGTTTAACAAACTGCTTAGATAAAACGTTTGTTAAACTATCAACAGCGTCCATAGTATCGAGTTGAGAATCATTATTTGCTTTAAGCTGATCAATAACGTCTCCTAATGTAGAATATCTTCTTGCCATTATTTTACTCTTTCTTGTTTAGCTTCTTCTTCTTTAATATGATCAATTAACATTGATACGTAAACTTCTTTTTCCCATGGTATAAGTTCGTCTATCTCATTTAAAGAGTATTTATGATGTTGCATTAAGCTAAAATTAGTTTGATAATAATTACTTAATGAAGTATGAGATAGACTAATTATAAAAAACTTTGCAGACCCTCCAATGTAACTGTATTATGCGTACTACAATTAGTACACGTGTAGTTTATTTCATGTGTCAACCTAGGTATTTTTTCTATGTACTCTCTTATTTTACTGAATTGTTCTTGAGTCATAGATTCAATAAATTCTTGAAATTCTTCATCACTAGTATCTTTAATATCTATTCTTTCATCTTCAGTTAAAACAGCAGCTATTGATTCTTGTATTAATCCAAAAACTTGAGTTGTTTGAGAATCAGTTACAAGTTTTTTATTTTTACTTATAGATTCAAAAGAAGGATGTTTCATTTCAATATGGATAGTATCTGAAATTTTTATTTTATCTTCCATTTGTATTACATCTAATTTAATTGTTTCTAGATCAAGATTTATTTTATTCTCTGTTTGACAAGATTTACATTTAAATAATAAATCTGTTTTTTCACCTACAGATTTTGCTCTTATTTTTAAAAATAAATATTCAATATCATATGATTTTAAATCTTTTTTATTAATATCTTCAAATATACACGAAGTAACTGTATCAGTTATTGCTGTAGCAATTTGTACAGGATCTTGAGATTCTAAAGCTATTAATAATATTTTTTCTTCTTTAACTAAAAAAGGTCTAAAAGTTATTTCTTTATTAGTTGAAGGTACCTTCATATTATATTTTGGTACATTGTTTAATTTTGGTAAACCCATTTCATTTCACTCCTTATAGTATATCTAATCCACCTAATGGTGTATCAATATCCATATTAATAAATCCTTGCGTATTTGTGGCTCTTTTCCAGTTAGTATACGCAAATGTAACTGTTAATTGTACAAGACCATCTAATTCATTATTTAATTCAATAGCACTTGTCGATATAGGAAAAGCTTCAAGTAATTCTACTGAATAAACACTTCCTCCTCCAAGTCCTAATCCAAATCTTATTGGACCAACTTGTTTACTAAACCCTGCTAAAGGCTGTCTTAATTGGTGAACTGTAATACTTTTTGCATAATTACTTTTATAGTTACTAGTAAATGCATTGCCACCTTCTTCTGGTATTGCTGTATTTCTCCATGCATCAAAATATTCTTTTACTCCATAATCATTCATTAAATAGAAAGTCATACTGATATCATCGACAGCATAACCGTAAGCTACTTTTTGAAACTCCATTCCGATTCTTCTATCACTTGTTAAAGTAATTTTAGCTGGTAATGTTGTATTAGAACAAAGTATATTGAGTTCTCTACCTGAAGCACCGCCTCCACCTAAGTTTAATAATCCTAATACGCTTCCTAGTAACCCGCCACTTCCACCAAAGCTAGTTGGAAATGTTACTAAAAATCTATTAGCTCTCGCAAAT